TCTCATTTTAGTTGCTTTTAATTGTGCGTCTGTTTGTTGTTTTTGAGCTTTGAGTTGTAAATCCGCTTTGTCTTTTGCTTGTTTCATCATTAGCTCTTGTTGAGCTAGAACCATAGCTGGGTCAGGTTTGGGTGGTTGCGGTTGTTGCGGAGGTTGGGTAGCGGGATTATTAAAAAATTGCCCGGCATCTTTGTATCCAGCATTCTCTAAGTAACGCTCAATCGTATTGTAAATTTTTTGTGTATCGACTAATCCCATACCACCTTTAGAAATCAGTTTTTCTTGAACATTTAAAATTCTAGTTAAAACATCTAATCGTTGATCTTGAGACCCTGTTCCTAATCCAACTACAACAGTTGCATTATAACGATCTACCCACTCTCTAGGATTAATAGGAATAAACTTACCTCTTAAACGAATAATTCTTTCGTGATCTTGGTGAGTACAAATTAAGGTTAATAAACCTTGAAATAACTTTTTCACACCATCCGCAAAGTTACGAGCAATCATCTCAATTCTTTGTGTGGAGGCGTTCATCATTAAATTAGAACTTACTGCTGTTGTATGAGATTTATTAATCTGGTCAGCATCTAATCCCATTTGCACTTTAGAGACACCGGATCTAGCTTCTCTAATTTCATCAATCTTACTTATCATGGCTAGGCCTTCATTAATGAAGTTAGGGGTAGCTAAAGGCTTCACTGCATCTGGGCTTTTTACTCGGACAATTCCACCGGGTCGAGAGACTAGTAGATCATCAATATTAGCCATTGAGTCTTGTACCACTAAACGAGCATTATTCTGGAGGTAGGCATTGTTTAAGATCTGTCTAAGTAGTGTGGTTTTAATTTCTTGGATATCACCAATTAAGTCATACATAGACAAACCAAAGAAACGATGAGGCATGGGAGTAGCCACACACATAGCATAAGGTATTTGTTCAATCTCTTCGTTTTCTAATAGCTTATAATTATTATAGCCATTACCGCCTACTGTAACTTTTCTGAGTTCAGCTATACCATCACCATCAAAATCACATTTTAAATAACACTCCGTCACTAAGACTGTGGTCATAGTCGGATCAATGTTTTGATAATTAAAATCAGTAGTATGATCTTCGTAAGATTTACGAGTTACAGCTTCATCATTATAAACTTCTTCATCACTGGGTGGGAGTTCTTCTACGATCTTACGATCAAATCCCATATCCACTAACTCAGATCTGGTTTTATAAACTCGTTGAGCAATAAAATTACAATCATCTAAAGAAGTGGCATAACGAGAAACCATCATGTTCTCCGGGGGAACATTTTCAATAACCACTCGACCTAAATCTTTTACTCTTTTGACTTCAACATCATAGAGCATCACTCCTTGATTGTTGGTTTCTTCTTCAACAGAAACCACTTCAATTTCATTATCGAGTAACAGTGATTGATATTCTTCTTCTGTTAGTTTGGAGTAATTTTCTTTTTTCTGTTCTTTAGAGGTCTTCCAATAGAATTTAACAAATCCGTTTTTAGAGATCAGGGCATCTTTAAACATTGTATGCAAGATCTGATAGCCATTATTATCTTTAGCAAAGATATGATTAATATAATCAGTTGCTTGATCTGCATATTCAACATCCTCAGGTTGTTGAGGTTCAAATCGAACTATACTTTCACCCTGAGTAAAAATTCTCATCATGGAAGGCATAATCGTTTCAATGGTCTCTAATAAATCTTGTGAGACTACTTGTGATTGACCTTCGACTTCATTTCCTAGGGGTTCTCCTAGGTAAAATTTTAATCCTCGTCTGCGATGTTCCGATAAATCACCACCATAAAATCCTAATGAGTTAGTGATCTCTTGGGAAACCAGAGATAATAATTTGTCTTTGTTTAATTTTGCCATTTTATACGATTGCTAATTTCGGATAGTTAATCTTTGAACTCCAATGTTTACTTTCATTTAATCCCACACACATATATCGAAATGCGTCTGCACTATGCGATGTCCAGTTATGTTCGGGTCTGTTTTTGCTTTCGCCTTTTTCGTTAGTTGCCCATCGATATTGGCGTAGTGCGTCTAAACCTTGTTTTGTTTTTTCATAATCAAACCAGCATCGACCTAATGTCATGCGTACCTGATTAATTCCGTCTTGAACGGATAATTTAGGAACAATCGAAACGGGCATTCCTAAAGATTGAGCGACCTCAAATCGTGATTTACCAGTTCCTAGTTCTCGAACTTTTGCATCATGGGGAAAATAATGGGTGTCATACAGATATCCTTTGTTCTGTAGAACCGATGCGTAATATTCTAAACTCTCCCCGGAGTCTTCAAAATAATCAATGATATGGATTGCAGAACCTACTTGTTGGATAAACCAAATAGAGGTTTTGTCTTGCATTCCCAAATCCCAAAAGGTGGAAACTTTATAAGCAGAGTCATAAGGTATTTTAGTTACTCGACCTTCTTCATCGCATTTCGTTAAGGATGCGGAGTAGATACTTCCAATGGCCTGAGCTTCGAAGGAGCATTCATATTCAGCCTCATAGACCTCTGGAGGCATAATTCTTTTGGCTTCTTTAAGCTCTTCTTCATCAATAATGCCTGTTTCCGAGGCCTTAAATATCTTACCGAACCAGCTTTCTTCTTGTTGAGAGAGCTGATACATCTCGAATAAGGGAGAGGAAAATCCATTCGGTGTACCTTGAAAGATAACCTTACCACTGCGATCAGAAGTAGCTGGGCGAACAATCTCAGCGAACATATTGGGAGGAAAGTTTTGATATTCATCCAGAATAATCTGGTCAATATAAATACCTCTTATGTTCTCTGGTCTTTCGCAAGATAATAATTGTATCCTCGCTCCATTCGGAAAATCTGCTCTTAATTCTGTTTCGTGATATTCAATATCAGGAATAACAGAAGTGTAATGCTTTAAAAAATCCCATGCTATTCTTTTGGCTGACGCAAAGGTAGGAGCCATATAAAAACATCTGGGCCTAGGTAAATCTAATGTTAAGGCAGTCTTAATTAGCTCATTGACAGCTAGAACTGTCTTTCCAAATCTTCTATGACAGACTAAAACACTAAATCTTTTTAAATTATTATGGATTTCTCTTTGTAATTTTCTGGGTGTATAGGGTATTTGTATTTTCTTCATGTTTCATTTTTTATCCCCCTAGCAATTTTAAGCTCATCTTGAGCATACTTTTTCAGTATTCTTAAATTTCTTATTGATGTGTAGTTGTAAAGAGCTTTTAAAGCACAAGTGTTAAAAGTATCTCCAAATTCATGTTCTGAACTCATTTTAAAACACAAATCATCAACTTCACGACTGATTTTATTAATATCAGCTAATAGTTTTTCTTTAGTTTTCATAGTACATAACCTCATAAATTTATTATCTATATTTATGTGTATGAAAATTCAGTTTTTTTCCAAATTTTCTTACATAGTACTATGTGATTTTTTGCATTTATTTTGCAAAAAATTATTCTTTACTTTGATTTAAATAATCTTGCATCCGGCCCACAGTATTACCTTTAACAACTCCCTTGCCATAAGAGTCGTCTAAAACAGTTCTTTCTGGTAAATCTGCTAAAGCAATTTTAAAAAAGTCCAAGCTGACCTTGTTTTGACTCTTTTTCTTTGCTGTTTTCTTTGTTTTTTTCAAAATAGTGTTCTCCACAGTAAAAATCGTAATTCCCATGTTTAACAGGAACTCCAAAAGACCCCCATTTCTGACAAACAAGGCATTTTTTATACTTTATTTGTTCTTCTCTGCTCCAGTTGAAGATCTGAATAGGGGAAAAACTCATTGAAAAATGGTGCTTGTGTATATATTGGTTACCAGTTCTGTTCGGGGAACCCGGTGGGGGTGACACTACATATAGTATGTCATAGCAGTAATAAAATATGACCTCTAAAAATGGCTATAAATAACAATTCTAGATTGTTGCATAATCTACATTATAGGAATTATCTAGAGCCTACTATATATAGATTTGATGACAGAATATAGCTTTGATATTACCACACCAAAAATACCTAGGATTTTCAATACTAATCTCCAGATTGAACCTAAGACTCTAATGATAAATTCTACTATATTCTCTAATATTTCCCACAATTTAATTATTATTTGTTTTATATTCTCATACATTTAACTTCCCCATTCAAATACTATCTTCTCTCCTGATGTAGTCTGTATAGCCATTCTCTGTCTGTCTTTGTCTG